GATGCTGCCGGTGGCGCTGCCGGTGATGGCGCTGCCCAGGCTGGCCAGGCTGTTGATGCTGCCCAGCGTGCTGAGCGCGCCGCCTCCACCGCCGCCGAAGCTGCCGACGATCGGGTTCACCACGGCCTGGATGATCGGCCGCAGCACCATGCTGCGGAACAGGCCCTTGATGTATTCCCAGGCGCTCTTGCCGCCTTGCATCAGGGCGTCCGTCAGGCTTTGGCCGATCTGGTCGGCGGTGCGGCGCCACTCTTGCTCGATGGTCTTGGTCTGCTCGATGCTGGCGCGCACGGTTTCGCGGTTGACGATGGCGGCGCGGATGTTCTTGGCGTATTCCTCATACTCGTAGCTGCCGGCCTTGATGCCGCGGGCCTCAGCCGCCAGCAGGGCGATGGCGACCTCGCGCTCGACCTTGCTCATCTGCAGCGCTTCGGTTTCGCGGTTTATGGCGTCGATGATGGATTGCGAGTTCTTCAGGCGCTCGGTGTCGATGATTTCCTGTGCGTCCTGGTCTTTGAAGGCGCTGCGGCGGGCCATGATCTCGCGGTCAGTGGCTTCCACGGTGGCCGTGGCCAGGGCCTTGCGGGCGTTGATGCGGTCGCGGATGGCTTGCGCCTGGGCCTTGAGGGAATCGAACTCCTTGGCGTCCAGGTTGCGGTCCAGCGCGCGGATGGCCTGGGTTTCGAGGATGACGGCTTGCTCTTCCTCGCGCGCGTCGATGATGTCTTGGAAGGCCTGCTTGCCTAGCACCACCTGCGCCACCTGGTCAGCCAGCGCCTGGGTTTCCTTGGCGATCTTGTCGGTGCCGGCGCTAAGGGTTTCCAGGTACCTCTCGCGCTGCTTGATGGCTTCGGCGGTGGCTTTGGCTTCGGCGCTCATGCCTTCGCTGCCGCCCTTGCCCGCATATGACGCGCGGATGGCGGCAATGCGGCGCTCTACCTCGGCCTGGGCGATCTTGCCTTCCAGGCCCAGGCGCTGGGCTTCAGTGATTTCCTTCTGCATCTTCTGCTGGTCACTGAGGTACTGGCTGCCCTTTTTGTCCCACTCAGCGCGGGCCTGCACCACGGCGGCGCGCTCGCCTTCGAGCGTGATGCTGCGGGCTTGAAGGCGCAGTTGTTCTTGCAGAAAGGCTTCTTGCAGGCGCAAGGCGTCAATGGCGGGCTGGTAGGCACTGCGGTTGTCGCTGCGGGCCGAGCCCTGCGCAGACATTCGCCGGCCGAGCTCGCTGCGCACGTTTTCAAGCTGCTGCTCCAGGCTGTCTTGGCGGCCGATGCCGAGCATGGCGTCCCAAGCGCCTTTGGCTGCATCGCCCACAAAGCGCCAGCTTTTCTCAAGAATGCCCAAGCGGCCTTCCAGCGTCTTGGTGCTTTCCTGCGTCTTGGCCAGGGCGGCGTTGGTGGCCACCGCGGTGGCCTCAGCGGTGCGGCCCTGGGATTCCAGGGCCTTGATCTGCTCGTAGACCGAGAGGGTCAGAAAGCGGGTCTGCTCGTTGAGCTTCAGCGCGGCGGTCAGCGGTTTGTCGCCCAGTGCGGCAAAGCGCTTGGCGGTTTCTTCCGCGGCGGGGCCGCCGGCGCGCTCCAGTTCAATGGCGGCCAGCGTGACGCTTTCCAGCGCGCTGGCAGCAATGTTGCCATTGGCTGCCAGCCCGGCCAGCACTTCGGCAGCCCGGCCCTGCGTGCCGGCCACTTTGCCAATGCGCTCAGCCATCTGATCCAGCGCCCCAGCCGTGGTGCCTGCCGCGTTGCCGCTGAGCGTGAGCGCCTTGACGTAGGCGTCCATCTCGCGGGCGCCCATGAAAGCGGCGGCGCCCACTGCGGCGAATGCAGTGCCGGCCACCGTGAGCGGGTTGATGAGCGTGCGCAGGTAGCCGGTAACGCCCTGGATGGCCCGGCCGATGCCGCCGTAGGAATCCTTGATCTGGCCGCCCTGCTGGATGAAGACCATCCACGCCGGCATGCCGCTGGCCAGGCTGGTGACCACATCGGTCATCTGCACGGCAAGCTGGCGGTTGGCTTGGCGCAGCAGGTTGGCTTCCACGCGGGCATCGCGGGTCTGCTGGGTGTACTGCGCCATGGCCTGGCCCACGGTGCCGATGCCGGCCGTGCTGTTGCCAAGCTGCTGGAAGGCATCGGCCACGCGCACGGTCTGCGCGTCTACCCCGCCCATGGCCTGCTCGACCTTGGCAAGCTGAGACTGAACGGCCTCAGCGCCCGTGAGGCCGATCTTGATGCCGATTTCGCTGGTGGCCATGCCGTTACCTCAGCGGGCTGACGCGCGCAGCGGGGGGCTGGGCGGCTTGCTGTTCGTCGCGCTCGCGCTCGCGCTGTTCGGCCCACACTTCCAGCGTGGCGCGTTCTGCGGCCTGGATGCCGCGCCAGATGTCGGGGCGGGCTTCGCGCTCGATGTCGGGCTGCTCGTCCAGGTGGGCGCGCACGCCGGCGTAGTCCAGCCCCGTGGCGCCTGCCATGCCGGTGCGCCACTGGGTCTGCACGCCCTGCCAGCACGCCCAGGCTTGCACGTTGTCAGGCCAGAGGTAGGCGCTGCGCTCGGGCGGGGCTTCGGGCTCCAGCGTGCCCAGGCCTGCCAGGGCTTGAGCCCAGGCGCTGCCGGGTGGGGGTGCGCTGGATGTTGCATCGCGGCTGTGGTGTTCGGCCAGTTCCCGGGCGAGCGCGGCTAGTTTTTTTCCTTCGCGCCCACCTCGGCCAGGTAGGTGCGGAAGGCGACGAGGCTGACGCCAGGGATCTTGCAGAGCTGGCGCCAGGCGGCCTCTGTGAACTGCATCGGTTGGTCTTCTGCGTCACGCACGCCGACCCAGTCTTCGATGACTTCCAGCATGAAATCGGCCACGCTGGTTTCGCTGTTGTCGGCCAGCTTGGTCTTGATCTGGTCTGCGTCCAGGCGGCGGCAGGTGAGGGAGAAGTCGAACGGCTGGTCTGTGCCGGCCTCGTCTTTGATGGTGCCGCGCACCTTGAACTTGACGAGGTTGGAGACGACGATCTTGATGCCCATGTGAGTGCCCGATGTGTGGTGCCCGAGGTTTGAAGGGAGCGCGGCGTGGCACGTTCGGGGCCGACGTGCCGACCGGTGCGGGATACGCACCGGCCTGCCGCGCTGAAAGGTTCAGGCGGGGCCGCGGCGGGCCCCTGCGTCATCAGCTGTAGCTGATGGCCCGGCCCAGCACCGTGATAGCGGCGTTGACCTGGTTAGCCTGGTTGCGGGCCAGCGTCGGCGCTTCAGCCACGCTCATGTAGCCGTGGCCGTACATCGTGCCGCCGCCGCCCAGCACCAGCTTGAAGCTGACCTTGCTCAGCGTGCGGCTGATGTCCAGCATGGTCTGGTACGTGGCGTTGGAAGGGTCATGGCCCAGGGTCAGCGTCATGCTCAGGGCGTTGAAGCCGGTGGGCACGTTGATGTCGTTGCGCTTGGCCAGGGGCGACACCGTGGTGAAGCGCGCATCGCCACCGCTGGTGGAGATGTTCAGCACCTGCGGCACCGCCGACCAGGCAGACAGCTTCTGCGTGGTGCCCGTGCCGCTGCCGGCCGGGAAGAAGCTGGTGTTGCTGGCGTTGAGGCCTTGCAGGCTGAACGAGTTGGCGTCAACGACGGTGACCTTGTATACCGAATCCGTCGCGTCTTCCCAGCCAGAGACGAAGAGCACTTCGTCGCCGGTGACGTAGCCGTGCGCGGTGCTGGTCAGCACGGCCGGGTTGGCGTTGGTGGCAGCAGAGATGGTCTTGGCCGAGGCCAGGGTGGTCGAGAACTGGATGCTCGAACCTTCGGGGAAGTAGTAAGCCATGATGGCGTCCTTTCAGTGGATCAGGGGGTGAGCGAGTGGTTGCGGGGTCTCAGAACGTGGCGGCGGCCACGCGCTGGCGGGCGGTGAAAACGAAGGTGGCGCAGACGGTGTTCTCGCCATCGGCGTCGAAGTCATAGGACACAGACTGCGGCTGCAGGGCGATGACGGCGCCGCCCAGCGTGGGGTCGGCCATAAGCTTGGCGTAGACGGTGGACACCAGGGCGTCCACAGCCACGTCAGGCGCCTGGCCGGCAGTGGCGCGGGCGTAGCACTCCACGCCGATGCGCGTATCCCACGTGATGGGCTGGCTGCTTAGCACCGAGGCTTCGAGCACCTGGCTGTCCACCGGGCGCACCACCACAGCGGTGCTGGTGCTGGACGACACCGGGCGCAGCCGCACGCGGCCGACGTTGGCCACCGCAGGCGCAGTGCCCAGGGCGGCCACGACGGCGGTGATGGCGGTGTTGACGATGCTCATGCGCGCTCCAGCATCAGCACGCTGACGCCCGTGCCGTCAGGCTCGTGCGCGGCCACGGTGTAGGCCACAGCGTTGACGCTGACGGCCTGGCCCACAGGGTCAGCCGTTACGTCAGCGGTGCGCAGGCGCAGCGTGGGCTGCGTGCCGGCCATGCCGATGCCGACGCTGCCCAAGGCGAAGCCGTTGTCGAAAATGACCGCCACCGGTGCGCCGCCATTGATCTGGGCCTGGGTGTTGGCCAGATGCGCGAAGACCGCGTTGTTCACGCGGGCTTCGAGGGCGGCGAAGTTGGCGGGCATGGCGGCGCGGCTGCGGCGTCAGGGCGGCGCCAGATCAGGTGGCGGCGGCCAGGTAGGGGCCCAGCTTCATCAGCACGGTGGCGCTGGGGTTGGCGGCGCCAGCGACGGCGATGCCCACGCACACCTGGGCGGCGCTGGTCTTGTTCACGACGCTGTTGGTCGAATCCCAGAACAGGCGATCGCCCACGCTGATGGCCAGGGCCGAGGTCTTGGCGATCTCGACCACGCCTTCGGTGATGAACTCGCCGGCTGTGCTGGCGGTAACCGCCGAAGTGGCCACGCCGAACAGGCCGGCGCCGAACATGAAACCAGCCCCGGCAGCCACGGTG